ATTATCAAAAACCTTTCTTGAAACAAACAACGTGCAAGGTGAAGATGACGCTGGAAAATATTCTTATCTTACTCCTACTTATTCAGAATTAACCACGGATGCAGGAACACGCGCTAAACTAATTGAGCCTTCTGATAAATTTACACCACCTCCAGCTTATAATACTGGCGTCAATATGTGGAGAGCACAATTTGACCAAGGTGAATCCTTGTTTGATGAAGTTTACAAACCACCCGCTACTTTGACAAATATGCCAACTTATCCTCCTAGATACAGCTTATCTGGCCAATTTACGGAAAATGGGCCGTTGGCGTCCAACGCTTATTTAGAATAAACGCATACACTCTATGATATATTATAATTTCAAAATGATATATCATAACAAAATATTACAACAAAATATTACAAAGTATTTTTTAAATACGCGCCAATAGCATTGAGTATACGCCCATCTCTCGCGATGTAGACTAAGTAGTTGAACAAGATAAATAAATTAACAAATATAGACATGTTATACATTAATTGTTTTTGTATTCTATGAGTGCGAACATTGTCTATCTTATTATAATTTGATTTTTTATACAATGCAAATAATAGTAGCACTAGCGCCATCGTGAATAAGAAGGCAGATTCATTGTGTAAATTACGATGATCTTTTACTGCCTTCAATGTTTGTAATATATATATATTTACTGCTGCCAAAAATGATATACTTAATATGCCATCATTTATATCTTTCACCTTATTGTTCTCTACATCCATCGTGGTGACACCTTCTCTCGTGTTGATATATATTGTTATATAAATATTTAATATGGATAAAAATAATAATGACATCCAAAAATTATTTTCGCCAGATGAATGGTATAAAAGTAGCGATGCTAATATAGTTCCTATACTCACAATTACCATAAATGACATATCCATAAACTCATAATATTTATTTGAATATTGTATTTCCACATCTATTAAGCTATATTCAATTAATATAACACCTTCAAAAACATGTTCACTATCTATTTCTTTTTTCCAAACACCAGTAATAACATTTGTTTTTACTGCACGATACGTAGAAGAGTCCATCGTATAATGCGCGTATATATTGGTATTGTCTTCATATAGCGGACCTTTATAAATCGTTTCAAGAAAATCAGCATTAGGTTGGAATAAACTGAATAAAAAGGCATAATTGGTTTGTCTTAGTAAATCTGCGTATGATAATCCTAAATGTTCTACATTTTTATTTGCTCTTAACGTATAGTGGCTGTTGCTTAAATAATTTTCCAATGCATTGACAGATCTTTCAAAGATAGAAATATCATATTGGAAATTTTTGTGATTTATCACTGGATGTTTATTGTTATAATTAATCCAATCGTTATAACTCATATGCTCTAACATTTTCATTCTTGATACGATTTCTTTTGTAAATATATCCACCAATTCAGGCTTATGACCTAAATTATATTTCATTTGGTCCACATTGCTTCCTGTTATTAAGGACTGCCAATCTAATATATAGTTTTTAACAACATACATTTGAAGAATAACATAGCAGACATACGCGCCAATTAAAATATTTTGGTGATTCATTCGTTATTATATTATTCAAAGATAATAATACAATATAATATTTTTACAGGTAAATAAATATTTCTACTAAAATACAATTACGTTGCATACATCAATCCACAATTACCACCCACAAAGTAAACCATGTTTATTCTCTCTTCAAAAAAATGCAAGTCGAAATTGTAGTCATAGATTCGCCATGTTGGTTTGTTGATGCCAATAATCTCTCCTGACTCTGGATCACAAATAGTAAGGACTTGTGCCAGTGGGTCCAGCACAGGAATCGTCGTGTTAAACTCAAGCTCAATCTGGTTAAAGCGATTCATATTGGTTGCTCCCGCTGGCTGATTATCGGAAAATAATGCGCCTGAATTCATGCTATAGCTATAACAATATAATCCAAATGGAGCAAATCCAGGTGTTCGAATATACTTTTCAAGATAATTATACACACCTTCCGGTTGCATGTTCTCTCTATACTCTCCATCAAAGAGAATACCGAGTTGCTGTAAAATTCCGCGCGTATTTTGAGCATTATAATTTCCAGTCAACATCAAACCAGTCTGATATCCATCCGGATTTACGCCTGGGCCAATTGGGACAAGAATGGGATTATTACTAGGATCTAATTCAATCACATTATATGAACCATCCGTCGGAGCTAAGATTAAATCAGATGGCAAATAGTTGTACGGCCAATTTGTATAATTACTCCACTGATTGCGCAAGTTTGCGTCGCTTCGTTGGAAATAAAACAAGTAATCAGACACTAATCCGAGCGAATCAAGCTGAACCTTGTTGGGTCCGGTTACATTATAGAAAATAGTCTCATGCACTTGCTTAAATATATACTTTTGTTCATTTGCCGCAAATAATCTAGATTCGTCATTAGAGAGAAAACAATACGTGCAATTCAAGTGTATATTCGCGTTCCATACTGCGCGTTTGTCAATGTATGCAGCGGAGTTTAATGAAATGTCGGGTGGGGGTTGGACAAACCGATACATTTGCATATGTTCTAAATTGAAATTTGGTGCAACATAAGGATAATTATAAAATGGGTCGAAGACGTCGCGTATAGTAAACAACTGATTAATCGGGCGAAAGGTAATATGAATGTGCAACTCATTGTATTGCAAAGCGATGAGCGGAAATGCACGCTGTGTTTTGTTGCAAAACCAAGCATTCAGCGGAATATAAATGGTGCGCCCGCGAATAGAAGGCTCTGGTCCTGAATTTGCCGAGGTATAAAACGCGTTTGGATAAGAATTGACACGTGAACCACTATTGCCCGGGTCATTCATAGATTCATTTCCACCGCTCATGGCATTGAACAATAAACGCTTTGTTCCGTTTAAATCACGCTCGATTTGTGCCTGTAAATAGTCGCCCGAAAATTCTTGTAGTTTTTGATTACCGCATGTAATAGAGACACGGCTTATCATTTTTGCACCAAGATTCTCTATCCATTTGAATTCATATGGTGCCCATTTATTTCCAGTCTCGGGTGTAGGCGGATAAATCGGCGACCAAATATTAGGCATATCCATGGAGATGTAGCTGTCCATCAATAAATCGGCATATCTAGGTATCTTGAATGTAAATGTCGATTCATCCGTGAGTTGCAAGGTTCGCGCACCTTCATAATCTACGCGAAATTTTTGCATTCCGAAATTGGTTATTTTAGAATATGTGCTCTTGAAGAAAGTTTTTGAGGGATTTCCATACAATATAATTGATTGTTGCCCTTCACTTATAAGTGATAATAATCCTCCAGCCATGTCGTTATTAATATATAATAATATTATTTAACTCTTTTATTTTCAATAATATAATATATATTAATAACAGATATGGATGATTCGATATTTTATACGATTGTGGTGGTGGTAATTACTATTGGCATAGTTATTGCAATTTGGGGATGGGATTACGTAAACAATTTAGAGGCCAATGGATGCAAATCGTTTAATCAAATCTACGCATCTATCAATGGCAAAATTAGTTCCATTACAACGAACCAAAGTAAAATCAAAGATACTCCTAATAATTATACCTACACCTTTAAAGATTATTACATTAAAACTGCCTATAATGCTTGTAGTGTTGGATACTACGAGAATGACGCGGTTTCTACATGTGTATTGAAAGATCTTCTTAAACAAGGAGTTCGCGGGTTTGATTTTGAAATATATTCCATCGATAATGAACCTGTAGTCGCGACCTCTCTCGGAACCAGCTTTTATGTGAAGGACACCTTCAACTATGTCAAGTTTGCTGAAGTATTATCGGTCCTTAAAAATTTCGCATATTCTACTAGCACTGCGCCCAATCCAAATGATCCTATCATTTTGCATCTACGAATAATGAGCAACAATCAAAAGATGTATACGCGAATTGCTCGTCTATTTGAAGGCATGAATGATTATTTATTGGGCAAGAATTATAGTTTTGAAAATTCCGGTAAAAATTTAGGAAATGTGCCATTAATGGACCTAGCTGGAAAAATAGTAGTCATCGTCGATAAATCAAATCCAGCATTTATGGAAAACGCCGATTTTAAGGAATATGTTAATATGACTAGCAACTCCGTTTTTATGCGAACACTCAAATTTACAAATGGTGTCAAATATACGCCTGATGTGGATGAAATGAAGACATATAACAAACAAAATATGTCAATTGTTTTACCAGATGATGGTGCCAATCCTGAAAATCCTGGAAGTCTATTATCTAGAGCATTAGGCTGTCAAATGGTGGCCATGCGATATCAAAGACAAGATAGTAATCTCGCGGAAGATACGACTTTCTTTGATACGACGGGACATGCGTTTTCTTTGAAGCCTGTGGAATTGAGATATATACCCGTGACGATTCCTGTTCCTCCGCCACCAAACCCGAAGTTGTCTTATGCTGCGCGTCCATTGGACGATGCCAGTGGGTTATACAGCTTCAAAATATAAAATCGCGTAAAAAAAGGCACTACCGCGCTCTTTTTGGTTTTTATTTTAGTTTTTGTTTTGGTTTTGTTTTATTTGGTTTAGTTTTTCATTTCATATTTAGTGAGCCCCAATAACAAGTCAATCGGGTCAAATTTCAGTAATATTTCTTTTTCTGATTTAGTTAATCTGTTTGGTCCGCGACTCTCCAATATTTCGCCCTCGTATTCTACGTGTAAGTTCTCGTGCAACTCTGGCATATCCGTGAAGATTTGACGATAAAAGGAGAGCAGCATGTCATACTTGTCCAGTTGGTCTATAGGGACCTCAAATATGTTGTTTTTAAAATATTCATTTTGCTTGAGCTTTGCAAGCAAAATGTATAGCGTCCAAGATTGGCAAAATACGTCTCCTATGTCAACCTGTGCGGGAGTTGTAAGAGAGACAAATTCGGTCGTGTACCCTTTTCTCTCAAAGAATGGAATGATAACATCCAGCGAAATCTCTGCCGTGTAAATGCCTGTGTATTCTGGCTTTCTCGAATCGTATGCTGGGTCAATGATGCTTAACTTTTTGGTATTATTATTGATGATATAACTTTGAAAATGTGTTTCATCATCGCATTTTGTCCGCTGGATGTTTGACGCGGTGAATACAACGATGTCTGGTTTTCTACACATTTTATTGCAATATTTTATTATTTCATTTGCCTTTTCTTCGCGTTTTTTTGCTGACTCCACAAATGCGTCAAATGTGCGGATACATTTTTTGGATGGGTTGCTTATAGTTGGACAATAATACAATATGATATATCTGCGGATGCTTTCATCCCCCAACACGATTTTGAGGGCATGTAGCATCCAACTTACCGCTTGATCTTCATCTTGATGCGTTGCCATGTTATTGTATTTGGGTTTTATTTTGGTTGTATATATTAGTTATAAACAAAAATGTTTCAATTTTTATTTTTAGTGGAAAGGGTACAATATATTTTATATGCATAATATAAGATACATTATGAAACCCAAACAAATATGCAATAATAAAATGACTTTTGAAGAATGCGAATTAACGATTCTCCGCATGTCGGTTGATTTAGCACAAGAAAAAATCGCGAAACGGGTTGTCTCGTCGCCCAATATACAAGCCATGACTGCCATTGTTGCGGATTTTATCAAGCGAAAGGGTTTGATTCCCTACGGCGGTATTGCGATTAATAATATTTTACCCAAGGATGAACAATTTTATGATGAAGAAACCGAAATTCCTGATTATGACTTTTTCTCTCCCAATGCAATGGACGATGCAAAAGAATTAGCGGATATTTATCACAGCAAGGGTTTTGACCAGGTGGAAGCCAAGGCCGGCCAGCATTTCGGCACCTACAAGGTATTCGTGCAGTTTATACCCGTCGCGGACATTACCTATCTACCCAAACAATTATTTAATGCTCTTAAAAAGGACGGATTACGTGTTAATGGAATTTTGTATACGCCGCCCAATTTCTTGCGCATGTCAATGTATTTAGAGTTGAGTCGGCCTGCGGGAGATACGGGGCGCTGGGAAAAGGTATATAAGCGGTTGCGCCTTTTGAATAAACACTATCCCATGAAAAATGTCAACTGCAGCGATGTCGACTTTCAACGCCCCATGGAGGCTTCGCCCGATGAAGCAGAAGAGATATTTAATATTACAAAGGATACATTGATAAATCAGTCGGCTGTATTTTTTGGCGGGTATGCTGTTGCGTTATATTCCAAATATATGCCTGCAAAACTACAAAAAAAACTCAAAAATGTGCCCGATTTTGATGTTCTCTCTACTGACCCCAAGACCACTGCTGAAATATTAAAGGAGCGTCTTGCTGAGAACGATATTAACAATGTGCAAATAAAGTATCATAAACAGATTGGAGAAGTCATTCCTGAGAATTATGAAGTCCACGTTGGAAAGGATACGATTGCAAAGGTTTATGCGACGATTGGATGCCATAGTTATAACACAATTGATGACGGAGACAAGGAGATTAAAGTCGCAACGATTGACACTATGTTGAGCTTTTACTTAGCATTTTTGTATGGTTATGGGAATATTTTCGAAGGATATAGCGACAGAATTCTTTGCATGGCACAATTTTTGTTTGACGTGCAAGAAAAAAATAGATTATCCCAAAAAGGGTTGTTGCGACGATTCAGTATTACTTGTTACGGACACCAAGAAAGTCTTGAAGAAATGCGGGCACATAAAGCAGACAAGATGAAAGAGTTGAGAGACAAACGCGGCACTAGAATTTACGATGAGAATTTCTTGATATATAAACCTGCAGATGTCAAAAAAACGATTATTAAGTTCAAGGGTAAATCAAAATCCAAATCGGGGAATAGCACTAGTTCCAGCTCGAGCAGTTCGAGCTCAAGTAGCTCCAGTTCTAGCAGCTCAAGTAGTAGTT